CCCCCCACCCCCCCCCCCTGGGGGGCACCCCTCACACAGAGCACCCCACACAGAGCACCCATCATGGCAGCATCGATGCACTGGCGAGACGCACAGAGAGCACTGAGAGCATGTGGCGCACACGTCGCCCGCACCAAGGGTGGACATGAGATCTGGCGGCACCCTGCATGGCAACGTGGGGTTGTGCTGCCCATCAACAGCAGATCGACTCTCAGCACGGGCGTCGCTAAGACCATCCGTCAGGCAGTGGACCTGGCATCCTAGCACAGTCGGGGGCGAACCGCAGTCCAACGGCGCGACCCCCGTGATACGGGCGCGGCCGAGCGAAAGGAAAAACGATAGATACTATTAACCTACAAAACTTTGAAAACGCTCGATCGATTACACGCCAAATAAAAAATTTTTTCCCAAACAAAATGACTCAAAAAACCTCAAAGACTTCAACCGACTCAGTTCCCCCTTGGAAAGCAGGCATAACCGTTTGTAATCCCCGAAGTACCCGAACCACACTAGTCGAAGAACTCGGATACGTCTACATAGTATTGCAAGAACTATGGAGAATGTGGTGGAACAGGTCGCGTATATCGTCGTAGAAGTTCCAACGTTATCAGTATACATTTGTAGTAATCGAGGTAGACAAGTCAACTTTCGATGTGATACAATAGATAATCTGAATGATGTGGTAAACTTCTGCAGAACTCGCCTACCGTATGTTCAAATCATGATCAATCGTTGACTATATACAAAAGATTTTTAAAAAATGACAATGACAAAAACATTTGAAACAACTGTAGAATACAACGAAGATTTCGGTGAATACTTCCTCACTATTCCAGATGAACTTTTAGAAAGTCTCGGATGGGAAGAAGGCGATGTTGTAGAGTGGCACATGAATAAGGACGGCACAGCATTACTTGAGCGTGTTGATGAAGACTTTTATGAAGGAGAAGAAAACGATGGACAAAGTTAACTTTTCTATTGTTGGTAAGGACGGCAAAGTACAAGAGAATGCATCGTTTAGTAACTATGACGCATTAGCAGATCATATGATGGACGTTGCTATGAAATGGTATGAGGGTGTTTACGACCCAGACGATACTCTGACGATCGAGAGATTTGACGAAAATGATAATCTGATTATGACGGAAAGTAGAACATTTGGAGAGGACATTAACGATGAGTTCAGTGGAGAAGAATTTGATTTCAACCTTCCAGACTTACCAGACTTCGGATCAAAAACTAAGCCTGGTAGAGGAAAACCTAGAGGTTTTGGTTAAGTTATTAGATAACATGTTGTCAAGGATTGAAAAAATAGAAAAACAGTTGAGTAAGATTCCAGATCCTTTTGTGCTAGAATATCGAGTGCCAGGGGAAGATGAGTATAATGACTTAGGAACCGTTCTGACCGACATTTATATACGTCTAAATAGAATCGAAGATAAGTTACAATAAAATGCCAGGAGTTGCAACCGTAGGAGATAGCATCACTACTGGTCATGGATGTGACGCCACTGCTACGATAGCAGCTGCTGGCAGTTCTACTAATGTTTATATTAATAACAAGTTGGCAGCAATTGTAGGATCTCAAATATCTCCACATCTTTGGCCAAATCCCACTCCAGTTCCTCCCCCATGTGTGCCACATTCAGCGCAAGTTATGAGTGGAAGTAGTACTGTCACCGTAAATGGGAAACCATTGGCACGTCTTAATGACCAGGCGGATTTGGGAAATATTACCAAAGGTTCTGCAGATGTCTTGGCAAACTAAAAAATCTGTGTTATAATGTTGTTTAGTTAAAAAAGTTGTATGGCAAAAGCAAAAATCGGACTCGTTAAGACAAACTATGTACCTGGAAAGCCCAAAATCACTGCTCAAGGTCGCAGTAAAAATACAAATCTTGCTGCTACCTCACGTAATGGGCGCAAAAAGCGTTATCGTGGGCAAGGAAGTTAGAAAATTTTGAGCAAAAGCGCCGTTTTTTGGCGCTTTTTTTATGAAAAGGCAAAGAATTGCGCGAATTCTCGGTATTATCGGGATAGCAACCCCGTAAAAAGTTCTGTTTTACACCTTTTTGGAGAAAAACAGATGGCAAAATACCAAGTTGATAGAGATATTTCGTATATGAAAGAGCAGTGGGGAACCACAAAGCTTGTTACGGACTATGGAGCAATGACTCCGACAAAACAAAATAAAGTGAACGAGCCACCAAGCGATAGAATGTCTAGACCTTGTGGTGGTAAGGGGGGTTTTGATGACTATGTAGAGCGGTGGCATTGAGAAATCAGGCATAAATAATACTATAAACATAGCTTTCTCATGCCTCAGTTCAAAGATTTTAAAGATCTTAGTGTAACGTTTGATAAGCATATTCAAACGGGTGACCTGATTGTAACTAAAAATGAGAGAGCGATCAAAACTGCCATTCAAAATTTGATTGTCACTAGAAGAGGGGAGCGTTTCTTTAACTCCGACATCGGTACAGGGTTAACTGCTCTCCTTTTTGAAATGATGGATTATGGTATTGCGGGTGCTTTGCAGTCTGAAATCTCTGCAGTTATTGCAAAATATGAAACAAGAGTAGATTTGATTGATGTTAGAGTGGAACCAAACTTTGATGACAATCGATATGAAGTGGAAGTTGAGTTTCAGATTAAAGGTATCGATATTGTTCCTACAACATTAGAGTTTTTTCTAGAGAGAACCAGATAAAATGCCATACACTCAGGTTAATAACTTAGATTATCTACAGATAAAAGCAACGCTAAAGGATTATCTGAAGGCGCAAACAGATTTTACTGACTATGACTACGAAGGTTCGGTCATCAGTCATCTACTTGATGTATTAGCATATAACACATACTACACTGCGTTCAACACCAATATGGTGGTGAACGAGTTATTTTTAGATTCTGCTACCTTAAGAGACAACGTTGTTTCATTGGCAAAGCAACTTGGGTATCGCCCTCGTTCAGTAACCTCTCCGTCAACTGCTATCACCTTTAATGCAACGTTTAATGGAACAGCACCAGATACGATTACATTAAAAGCAGGTTCAGCATTCACTACAATCTTTGATGATACGTTATATCAGTACAGTATTATTGACGATGTGAAGGCAAATGTAGTAAATGGTGAAGCAAACTTCAGTGATGTGACGATTAAAGAAGGTACATACCTCAAATCATACTACACTGTGAACACAACGTTAAAATCACAGAAGTTTATTCTGACAAATAGAAACATTGATACCTCGACGATTAGAGTTAAGGTGTTTCCTAATGTCACTAGCACCTCGTATGAGTTGTATAGACCAGCAGATAACGTTCTATCTGTTACTCCATCATCTAGAGTTTTCTTTATTGAAGAGATTGAAGATGAAAACTACGAGATTGTGTTTGGTGACGGTATTTTTGGTAGAAAACTTGAGAACAATGAGTATATTGAGATCTCATACTTAACAACCAGTGGACCTGCATCGAATGGGGCTACTGCATTTGTGTTCAATGGCATTCTAGCAGATTCCAACAACAACACAAACTACACAATCAATGTTACAATCACCACAACACCAGACAAAACATCTGGCGGTGAAGATATCGAGTCTATCGACAAGATCAAAAAGAACGCAACCAAGATGTATGGCGCACAAGATCGTGCGGTGACTGCGGAAGACTATGCCGCATTGATTAGAAAAATATATCCAGCAACATCAGATATTATTATTTTTGGCGGTGAAGAAGATAATCCTCCGCAATATGGTAAAGTCAAGATTGTAGTAAAACCAAAAAATACTGCTCAACTAACTGCATATGCAAAGAATGAGATTTTGAAAGAACTCAAAAAATATGCAGTTGCTTCAGTCAGACCAGAAATAATGGATCCTTCGATCATTTATGTAGAAATGATCAGTAAAATCTTCTATGATTCTAACAAAACGACATTAACTCCAGAGAAAATCAAAACACTGGTCATTGAAACTTTAGAAAAATACATTGCATCATCAGATACGGAAAAATTTAATGGTAAGTTTAGATATAGTAAGTTTGTTGGATCTATAGATAATGCAGAAAACTCAATCACAAGTAATCTAACTTCAGTTAGACTTAGAAAAGATTTTTATCCTGCATTAAATGCAACGTATTATTATGAACTTTGCTTTCAAAATGCTTTTGATGAAGAATGTGAGTTATCAACTGTTTATAGCACTGGGTTTACAGTAAGAGAGTATCCAAATGACACTGTATATCTGGAAGATAGGGCAGGTAAAATGGTACTATATAGACTAGATACCCAAACTGGTGATAAAATCGTTCTAAATCGAGAGATTGGGACGGTAGATTATGCCAAAGGTGAGGTAAAGTTATATGATGTAACCATTATTAAAGGAACATACTCTGATAATAAAATTGAGTTGAGAGTGATTCCTCTAGAGAATGATATTACTGCTTCTAGAGAAGTTTATTTGGATGTAGATATTGCAAAAAGTTCATTTACAGTAGTCCAAGGGTAAATAGATGTCAAAGGCAAAAAAACTCTCGGTTTTAGTTGAATCTCAACTTCCCGATTTTATTGCATCTGAATACGACAACTTCTCCAAGTTTTTGCAGAAGTATTATGAGCAGTTAGAATCTCCTGGGCAACCATTAGATATTATTTCTAATATTCAAACGTATCGTGATGTTGACTATTACGAAAAAAATCTTTTAAAAGAAAATACTGTACTTAGTTCTTCGATTACTCCTTCAAACACAACTATTAATGTTCAATCCACTGCTGGATTTCCAGAAAAGAATGGATATATCGCCATAGGCGATGAAATAGTATTTTATAAATCTTCTACTTCAACTAGTTTTGTTGATTGCTACAGAAATGTAAGCGGAACTACAAAGTTGGGGGATTTATACCATTTAAATGATTTTAAAACTGTAAGTCCTTCCGAGACTGGCACAGGAACTTCACATTCTGTAGGTGAGATAGTTAATAATATCAGTAATTTGTTTTTATATGCTTTTGTAAAAAACTTTGAAAAAGAATATCTCGATGCTTTTCCAGAACAAACTTTAAAAAAAGAAGTAGATAAAAGAGTTTTAATAAAAAATATCAAACAGTTCTATAGAGCAAAAGGAACTGATCAATCAATCAAGTTTATTTTCAACTCTATTGTTGCTCAAGAACCATCAGATATTCCATCTGTTTATTATCCAAAAGATGATACGTTCAAAGCATCTGGTGGGGAGTGGATCGACAAATATGGTTTGCAAGTAAAAGTTATCTCAGGTGATGTCACTAAACTTGTAGGGCAGAAGATTATTCAAGATGTTTCTGTTTATAACAAAGATATTACTTATTCTTTTGCTGTTGTTGATGCTGTAGTTCCAATTGGTGACAAAAATGGAGAATCTTTGTATGAGATAGTTTTAGCAGAAGATACAGTTGTAGGAAAATTTGTTTTATCCACAAAATCATACTTAACTAAGATTCTACCATCTACAGCAACTACTGGAAATTTTGTAAATGTTTATTCTACTTCTGGTTGGGAAGGTGATGAGGGAGAAATCAGGGTAGGTAATGAAACGATTACTTACAGAAATAAAAATATTAATCAGTTTAAAATTTTAAATAGAACTGGTTCTTCTTCTTATTCGGTCGGAACACCAGTATATTCAAATTCTACATTATGTGGTTATTATCCTGATAATAATGATGTAATGCAAGAGGTAAAGCTCCTTGCGCTTGGATATCTATATGATTTAACAGTTTCCAATGGTGCTCCTGGATCTTCTGAAGGTGATAAAATACAAGTTAGTGATTCTGGATTCACTTCATTGGATCCTATTGTTTACGATAGTACTTCTAATAGTACTAGATGGAAGATCAATGAAAATAATACCGCACCTACAGTAACCTCACAACCAACAGTAACTACTGCCCTATCAGAGGTCATTGCAGACGTATCTGCTGTGTATGAAGATGCTCAGTATGTTTATATTGCATCATCTGGTTTTCCATCCCATGCTATCGGACCATTCACATCTTTAACATCACCACAAAATCAAAATCTATTAAAACTAATCAAAAAGACACCAACAACATCTACAGAAATAACTAAAACACCAACAAGAGATATTGGTATTCTAGTTAATGGTGTTAGATTGTATAGCTACAAAGATCCAGAAGATGTCATTAGTGGTGGAATTGATTCAATCACGGTAACTGATCAGGGAACTTCTTATAAAGCACCTCCTTTTGTATTGTTTAGTTCTGGGAATGCAAAAGCGATAGCAGTGATGTCGGGTGAGGTAGTTGAATCTATTGAAATAACAGATTCTGGAACAGGATATACATCAGATCCAACGATTACTATAACTTCTGGTAGAAATGCAGTTGTTACTGCTACAGTTACTGGCGATAGAGTAACTAGACTTAACATTATTGATCCAGGAGAATATTATTCTTCGCCACCAACTGTTATTATTTCCGATTCAAAAGGAAGAGGAAGATATGCTGAATATACAGCTAACGTATCTGCAGAAGGCAAAATCGTTGGTTTTAATATGATTCAAGAGGGTAAGTTTTACACCCAAGAAAATATTAGCGTAGAGATTGTTGCTCAGGGAAGAGGCGCAACTGCGATAGCATCTGTAAAACGTTGGAAAAAGAATAGATTTAAGAAGATTCAATCTTCGATGGATACAAACTATGGATTCTATTTTGACAACATCAATCCAGCATTAGGATATGGGTATGGTCAGGTAGCAAATCCCAAGAGTTTGAGAGTATTGTTAAACGACAATCTAGACATCAATGGTCTTGTACCAACACCATTAACACACTCTCCAATACTAGGATATGCTTATGATGGCAATCCTATTTACGGTCCATATGGTTATGTTGATCCGTTGAATGCTGCAAATGGTGTTGATAGAATGACTAGCAGTTATGTGCTAAAAACTTCTAGATTAAATGGACCATCAGATGCTTTGGGAACATATATTGAAGATTATGAATATAAGCATCGCACTGGAACATTGGATGAAAATAATGGTAGATATTGCATCACTCCAGAGTATCCAAATGGAGTTTATGCTTATTTTATTACCATTGATTCTAGCAATAATCCTGTTTTCCCTTATGTTTTAGGAGAAAAGTTTTATTCTATTCCAGTTATTTCAAACTACGAAAACTTCACTTCTCAAAAAGATTTACCTAAATCAGTAACAAGATACAGAACAGACAAAACACCAAAAAATGGTATTGATACATTTGCAATCATCAACAGTGTAAACTCTGGTTCGGTTACTTCGATTAGTTTAGATTCTTCTAGTGCAAACTTTTCGGTTAACAATAAAGTATATTTTGATGAAAAGGGAACAAATGGATCCGATTTAGCATCCACAGTAAAATCATTAAAAGGAAAACCAGTATTAACTATACAATCAAAACAAGTAAAAATCAGAAAAATTGATACGGTAAAAGAATGTTATGCTTATGCAAATGACACTATTTCTCAATTAAATACGGGAGCTACTGGTGAAGTTGTGGGGGATTGTTTTAATGCAAAAGAACTGGTAGTTCGTGTAACATCAGGAACTTTTAATGATGTTGATAAGTTATATACAAACAGAAATATTTTTAATCTAACATTAGATAAAGAATCATCATATCAAGAAAACAGCAATCTTTCTTTTACTACAGGAAGTCAAACTGTTATACAAAACATCACTTCCAATGTTTTGAGTGTGTCTTCAAACCCGTTTAAAAATGGAGACCCAATAGCATTTACAACCAGTGTTAATGAGATTGACGCATCTCTTATTTACTATGTTATAGATGCTACTATAAATTCTTTCAAGATATCCATCTCTCCATCTGGTACTCCTGTTAATATTACTAATACCCCTATTCCTGGAGTAGTTGCGTATAGTGAAAAAGGTAAATGTAAAGTTATTAAAACTACATTAAAACAAAATTCTGTTATTGTTGAGCTTATTAGAGGATCTATAGAAACCTCCACAAGTTATTATTTAAATAGTGATCTTCTAGAAGATACCGTTGGTTCAAAAATAGTAGGCAAATCTTTAATATCCAGTGATATTGAAATTGCAAAATTGAATACTAATGTTGCGTTAGTTAATACTGTAGGAAACCACAACTTATCTAAAAATGATGAGGTAGAGATTGCTGTTGTACCTAATCCATCAAATACCACTACAGAATATAACGTAAGGCGTCGTATTCATCAAAAAGTTAATATTGGAATCCCAGTATTTTCTTCAAAGATTATTGACACAGGAATCGGAAATGCCAAAATACTCAATGGTGGATCGGATTACGCATACAATACATCAGGATCAGCAACATTTACTAATGTTGAGTTAGTATTTTATAATCAAACTTTATGTAGAGATGTTTTTGGAGAAATAGTAGGTTCTTCTGATTCAGATAGTGTTTTAGGCGCACCAGGAAACTCTTACAATGCAAAAGCAACAGTTATTGTAAGTGGTGGTATTATTACATCAATAACTATCACTTCTAAAGGCAAAGGTTATAAAAGAGGTGATTTACTCACGGTATCTAACGCTTCTTTAAATAGAAATCCATTATCTGCCAGCACTCAAGTTCTCAAATATGAAGTAGTTCATGTTGGGTTTGGTGTGGGACAAACTACACTACAACTAGAAACTGTAAATAATCTTTCTGTAAATGATTATTTACAGATTGACGAAGAGATTGTTAAAATTTCTTCAGTAAATACTATTCTTAATACAGTTGTTGTTGACCGAGAACAGAGAGAAACTATCCAAAAACCACACTATGATGGAACTGGAGTAACATTATATGATGCGGTGTATAGATTTACAAATACTTTTAGTGTAGGAAATACTGCTTCGGATCCATTTTTATTCTCATACAACTCTACTCTTCAAGAGTTGGAAATGGTATTTAATACCTCCCAAACAGTTGACACAATAACTTCCCTTGTTCAGGGTGTTTCGTTTTTTGACGAAAGCACACCAGCAAAAATTGTAACCGTAAAAAAAGTTGTTTATGAACCTACTTATAAGTTTGAGTTTGCAAAATCCCCCGAAAACGTTTGGACAACAAATCCAATCATCGAGGTTCAAAAATACTATCAATATAAGTTTAATACCACACACCCAACATTAGCAGGATCATACTTAGAGTTTTCTCCAACAAAGAGTAAAAATATTCTCACTGTTGAATCTAATAGAAGTTCTGCTTTACCAGGAAGTGTTGGATCTTTTATCGAGGTAACATTTGGATTTGGTCCATTTTATTCTGATGGCGATTTTATTGTCAATGAAGAGTTATCTGTAGATAGAAATTTTATTGTTGGATCTGGATTATCAGAAAAGAAAAAAGATGTAAAATATACTTACTATTACTATTATGATAAATCAGGTATTATTCAATCGGATGATGGGTATTTAAAAATAATAAACGATCCTCTTCAGGGAGTTCAAAAAGTTACTTATACAACACCAACTGCGTTTTTATATGAAATGGCATCTGTGCCAGCATATGATGGTTCTGGATTAATGTCATATACTACAACATCTACCACAGCAATAGGAGAAATCAATAACTTAAATATTCAAAATCCTGGAAAAGATTATATTGATTTACCGAAAGTTTCTGCAGTTGATGTTTCTTCATCTCTAGAATGTTTAATTGATGCTGTATGGAATCCAATAACACAAACCATAGATTCTGTTATATTTAAATCAAGAGGATTACAATATTCCAAACCAAAAGTTATTGTTGTTGATGGTGATGGAGTAGATGCTGCCTTCAACATAACAAAAAATATAGATAACTCAATAAAATCTATAATCGTTACCAATAAAGGAAAAAGATATACATATAAACCAACATTAAAAGTCGTTGAGACAGATATTGTGGCATATTGTTATAGCAATACGATTGGTGTGCCAAAAACAGCAAAAATAGTTTATAACGGATTTACTTTTGATAATGATAAGACTACCAGAAGACAGTTTACATCATCGTATTTTCTAGTTATTAAAGATTTTTCAGAAGTTGCTTTCTTGGAAGGAGAAGAAATAGTTCAATATAACGGATCTAACTTATTAGCAAAAGCAACTGTTTCTAAAAATGGATGGAAAGAAAAATCAAATATTTTAAAAGTAGAAAATGTTGTAGGAAAGTTTAAAGAAGATCTAGTTATCATAGGAAAAACTCAAGGTAGAACAGCAACTGTGATTGGTGTTTATGCTACGTTCTTTAATGCTGATATTAGACCTTATTACGACAATCTCGGTTATTATGCTTCCGACAAATCTAAACTAGGTTCGGTAAACCAAAAACTAGCCGATTCTTTCTTCTATCAAGAATATTCCTATGTTATAAAATCAAGAACTCCTGTTGATATCTGGAGAAACTTAATTCGTCAAACAATACACCCAGCTGGATTTAAAGTTTTTGGTGAACTATCAATAGAAGGCAGTGCAACCACTGCTGCACCAGTTTCACAACCAAGAAGTTCTACTATAAGTGTCTTAAATCTGTGGGATCCTGTAAAAAACAAGATTACTGTAGAAAATACATATAGAACTTTAACTCAATCCACTATTAATGTTTCCAACATAAATCAGTTACGCGGAAAGGGTTCTGTACTAGCTTCTTCATATGATACTGGAGAAACATTATCATATGAGTTTTATGTTGATCCTAAGTTTAATGGATATTTTGATGAATCTGGAAATAGAGCTGGAACAAAAACATTTGCTATGAAGTTGAAAGGATCTGGAAATGCACTAACGTTAGATAATATTCAAAACTTTATTGTTACTTTAGATGGTGTTGTTCAAGAACCATCAAAATCTTTTTATCTAGGAGCATCTGTAGGAACAAATGCTTCTAGTGCTGCTCAAATAACTTTTGCTCAACCCCCTCTTGGATATAGAAACATTTTTGGTGATCCTATTACTCAAGCACAATATGTAGATGGATCTGATAGCCCACCACAAAAGTTTATAGGAAGAGCGATTAAGTTTAAAGATCAATCTTTAAATAATCAATACTTTAGAAAAATAAAAGACATATCATCACAGTTTAATAACACAACAAAAACGTTTGCCTTGTATTATGAAGATAATACACCAGTTGAGTTGTCAACGGGCGACAATCTCCTTGTTTCTATTGATGGTGTTATTCAACAAGCAGGTTCTACACCACTATTACCTGTAGATAGAGCGTATTATATAAGAAGAACTGTAGTTCCCAATGAAATAGTATTTGTTGAGGCACCAAGAAAGTTTGAAAATAATATTCAGTCTTTCTTTGCGTATAGTATATCTTCATATGAAAGATTAACCGTAGAAGACAGGTATATAAATGGAACTACAAGTGGACCATTTATTCTAAGATCTGCTTTAACTGGGAAAACTATTTCTGTTGATGACGACAGAAACGTTTTAGTATTTTTAGATGGAGTTCTCCAAGAAAGATTAAGAACATATACTATAAATGGTGCAAATATAACTTTCAAAGAAGCAATAAGAGTAGGTCAAAAGATTAATATACTTTATGTTTATGGCAGAGAGTTTAAAAAGAACTTAAAAGCATTTAACTTTGAACAAGTTGGATTTTTCAATCGTTTTGAGATTACTCTTACTGGACAACCACTTATAAATGATTATCGTATTTTAGAATCTGATGGTGCTGTTTTCACTCAATCAAATGGAGCAACGGGAACAGTAAAATCTTGGCGTTTTGATGGAACAAACACTAGATTTGTAATAGATTCTAGAAATAAGGTATTTACAACAACTGATTCTATTGATGTATTTTTAATAGATCCGTTGAATGGCGCTCGTACATATCTCACAAATGTTCCATCAAGTTCGATTGTTTTGATTGATTCATTTGAAGAGAATGATGAAAAACAAGATTATTTAAGAAGATCTAAACCAGGATGGTTAGTTGGTTCTAGAGAATCCACATCTGGATTAAACTCATATCAAAACTTTATTGAAGTTGGTGATTTAATCAAGATAGACGGAGAATCTGCAACAAGAAAAGTATTAGATGTACCAGATATTGTTGTAAAAACTAGTTATAGAGATCAAGATGATTTAAACTCTTCTTATTTTGGAAATATTGGTATCACAAACTACAATGGTGTTTCTTTGGGAGAAGGATTAGATGTAGTTGCCAATATTTCTGGTGGTAAAGTGGTGTCTTTAACATGGAACAAAAAAGATTATCCATTCTTCGAAACTAAAGGATTGAGACCAATACCAAATGCATATGGATATGAAAGTGCTCCTCAGTTAATGTTTGTGGCGCAACCACAAAAAAATGAAGGCGGTGAGATCATTGCTGAAGCTCAAGGTGGTGGTGCTAGAGCAATAGTGATTGTAGAAAATGGAGAAGTTATAGATCTAGTATTACTTGATGGTGGTAGTGGTTATTTAACCCCGCCAAGAGTGTATATTACTCGCGGTTATGAGTTAATCAAACAATCTAAACAGATTGATACTGTTAGAGTTATAACTGGATTTTCACCACAGATTGATTCAGGAAAAACATTGTATGTTACAACTGGAGATAGTCTATCTACTCCTGGTGGTCCACCTATTCAATCGATTACTAGTATTGTCACATTTACACCAAATGATACAAGCAGAGATATTACAGCGATTATACAAAAGCAAGTACCTGTAGTTATCCCACAACAAGAATCTAGTGATTTAATTGTTTGTCAAATTCAATCTGTTGGATGTCAAATAACATCAACTAATGTTATTGCTAACATATTCTATAGCACTATTGAAACACCAGCGGCTGATATTGTGATATCTTCTGAAAGAAGAAATACGGTACAGTCTGTTGCTCCAATAATAGAAAGTGGTATTAGAACTCTCTTAAAACTTAAGGCGGCACCAGTCTATAGATCTCTATATGAAACTGGTGCATATCTCGATATT